GCGATATTAATAGATGCAGATGTTACTCCGCCGCCATCCATTCTAATTTGATCATTAACTGTACTGTTAAATGTTTCTGATGAACCTGAAGATATTTTTATATCGTTTCTAGCATCAGTGGTTAAGTCAAGCGTTACCGCAGTATTTCCTGCCTCACCTTCAGTGCTTTGTCTAATCTCAACTACAGGTGTATCTACACCTTGTGCCTGTACGACTGTCGCAGTCAAGTTTGCATGATTATTTGTAATTTCATCTGCAATTGCTCTAGCAATTAAAGCAGGTGTGTTTGTAACGTTTATGTCAATCTTAAAATCGGCGACTACACCTGCAGCATTATTATTATGAAAACCATAAGTTCTTGATTCACCACCCGCTCCTACTGAAGTCAGTGTTATAACTGAGCCTTCAGCAGGCAAGTTGTTTGTATTACTAGCACTGAAGTCAATTGTAAGAGTAGCAGAAGCATCATCTAATTGAATACCAGCATCTTTCAAGAAAGTACTTCCTTCAGCATCCTTCATAAAACAACCTAAGAGATGTGTTCTTGCTGCCTTTGTTGCACCTACTACGTTAGCAGGATCAATTTGAGCATATGGGTTGTTTTGAAGTTCATTGCTTGAGTCATGTGAAACTTTGCCTCCAACAACAAAACCAGCACCTGCTACAGTCTTGTCATCATTCATTCGACCTTCATCACTACCAACACCTAAGACGCGAAGAAATGTTCCTGCTTGTGCATTTCGCATCCATTCGTTAAGTGCTAGAGGTGCAAATCGATTTGCATTACTATCTTTGCTAATTTCCTGCATCGAGCCAAAGACTTCGCCAAACTGCTGCATGTCTGCAAATGTCTTCGGGACAAATGCTGGACCACGCTTTGCAGGCCCAACAACAGCGGCAGGAACGCCTTGAGGTAGCTGCTCTGGATCTCTTACTTGCGATAAATCTATTTCTCTCAGAGTTACTCTTGCTGAGCCTTGTTTATCAGACATATTTGTAGTCTCCTATTTCTTTTTAATCGTATTATATTTATATATCAGGGAAATTCAACACCTGCATTTGTAATTACAAAATCAATTGCAATAAACTCAATAGCACGGGTTGGAACAATAACAATCTTTCCGTTAAGTCGATTATTATCAACATCTTCTGAAGTGTTGTTTGTGCTGTCCATCACAACGCGGAAATCTTCAATCCCCTTTGCCAACTGGATTCCCGCAAGCTGCGTTCCAGCTGATTGGATAAATCTATCTCGAGTCGCTTTATTGTTCTGCTCAAAAAGAAGACCTTGTGCAATTGTCTCAATTCTACGTTTAACCTCAAGAACAAGTCTTCTTACGTTAACTCGATCCAAAGCTGTTCTTGCAAGCTGAGCAGTCTTCTGTCCAAAGATAACAAATTGCTTATTTGGGAAGTTTGCAATAGGATTAATTCTTGCCTCGTAAAGAGTATCACGATCCTCTGCGTTTAATCTCACATCAGTAGATGTAATTGTTTCAAGGGCTCCTCGAGAAAATCCAGCAGGAGCAAACCAGGGTGCTTCAATTTCATCGTTTTTAGCCAATGCACCAAGTGCAATAACAGATGACGGAACTCGAACTGATCTACGGCTGTTAATTGCAGCAGCATCGTCGTCACCGCTATCTAAAACCATTGCATCTGGGAAGTATGATGCAACATATGATGAATTAACTTCTCTTGCATCAAAAGTCTCGGCAGTCTGATCAACATCTACACGACCTGATGCAACACCCTTTTCATCAACAAAAACACGTGTTCCATCTTTGTCAAGATATTGAATATCCATAAGATAAAGTGCTTTTCCGTAATCCTCGACTCTTTGCTTTGCAAAGTCTGTAAGGAAAGGATCTCTGACTCCTGGAAGCGCTAAAACATTATGGTTAACAACAAGATCATCTGTCATAAGTCTAATTGCGTTTTTATATGAAACAACAACATTGCTTGTGTCTTCTGCGCCTTGCATTAACGTTCCTGTGTCTGCCAACAATGTTCCTTTAATAGCACTTGCAAAACCGTCTTTGTTTGAATGACCGCCTGACTCAGTTGATAAACCTTTGTCTGTCATGTAAAAAGAGTCAGCATCAAACATGTTGAGACCATCAAAGCCTCCCTGGAATGGTGCTGTAAACTTTGCTGCAAGGCTGTATTTGTTAAACTTTGTTGGATCTTCAGCTAAAAGCTTTGCAAAAGAAACTGCATTTGCTAGCTCAGAACCGCCACCAGAAATTGCATCTGTGTCGCCAGTCATCTTTATTGTGTGCGTTGGTGCATCATAAAGTGTTGTATTATCAGCGTCAGCGTTTCTCATATAAACTGCATTTTTAAAAACATCGTTAATTGTTCCGCTAACGTCAGAAAGAGCTGGAACGTTAAGTGATACCTTTGCTAAAGAAAACTTGTTGTTATTGTGAGAGTCAGCAATACTTCCTGATGAAACAACTGTCGAAGCAGCACTCATAAACTTTGTATAGTTTTCTAGCAATTCGTTAAATTCTGTTGATGATGCATTAGCATTATTGACATCAGTTACTCTATTCGACATTAAACCCCAATAAAGATTTAAGTCAACTGACTCATTTGGTGATGCTTGGCCTGTATATGATTGCTCATAGCTGCCTGAGCTGCCTCCTGTTCTAATGTCACCTTTGGTAACTTTAAAACGATAAGGTAAAGGAGGTAAAACTGAGTGATCTAGGTCATCCGTATCACCAGATCTACCTTCAGCAAATACTGTATTAGTAGTTTTATCAGATCCATTATTGTTAAGAAGAAGTGTCTTAACACCTCGGAAACCAAAAGGAAGTGCTGTTGCAGGAACCTCTTCGCGAAGAACATCGTCTGAAAGAACTACTCTTACTCTTGTTGAAACATTTGCAAATGAACCTTCTCGTACAAGTCTTCTTTCGTCTTCGCTTGATGCAGACTTATCAAAATAAACTTTTTGATCTCCAATAACTCTACCAATAAAGTTTTCTGCGTGCGGATTAAGTGAGCAGTTACTAAATGTTTCAAATACGATAGGCGCCTCATCTGTGTCACGCAAATCACGAATACTTACACTAAATGTTCCAAACTCGTCAGTTGGATCTGTAGAAGCTCTTAGGTTTGAAATGGAGACCTTATATTTTGAAGATGCATAAGCACCATCATCAAGTGACTCAAAGTGAAAGAGGTCATATTCTTTTCTACCAAAAGGTTGCGAAATAAACTTAGGTGTCTCAGGTGCTGTAAACTCGCTTTTAAAGTTTGCAAAGTCTTGATCACGTGCATCAGACCCGTGTAGAATTGCTACGTTTAATCCTGCGACAGATGCAACCTGATCGTCAACTGGGAAATGCGCATACAAGAAGTGACCTTTTTCTGCAAGAGAAAGTGGGTCTGTATTAAGAACCTTTGAGATGTAATCAGATCGCTCTGGGTTTAGTGAAACTTGTGCTTCAAATGTTTTAACAGATGGATTTGCATTGCTCTCTACTTTAATCTTAAAAACACCACTAGTTGCTGCTGCTACATCATCAGCGTAATCGGTGGGGCTTGTATTTGGTGAAACAAAAACAGCATGATTCTTATCTGTAAAGATCATTGCTCTAATTAGTTCTACATTACCGTCGACGGCTGCATCTGCAAGGTTATTAAAAGCATTGTCCATATCAGTTGTATGAGAGTCATTATCATTGAATGAGCCTAGACCAAGAAATTCTGCGTCGTCTAATTGATGTTGTGCTACTAAAAAATGAACTGCTCCGTACTTCTTGTCAACAACTCCGGGGGCTCCTTCTGTTGCTTCAAATGAAAAGCCGGCGTTTGTTCCACCAGCGCCGAGTGTTCGACAAAACGTAAGAGCTTTTCCGCTATTGCGAAAGAACTCAGCCATTGCATGTCCTGCAACAGATCTGCGCTGTGGTGCGCCAAAAATGCGAATAAACTCTTCGCGGGAGTTAACTGTTGTCGGGACAAAGGCTGGTCCTCTTTGTGATGGTCCAACTAATCCAACAGGTGTTGCTGTATTTTTAAAAAAAGGTCTTTTAATTACTTCGATTTCACGTTCAAAAAAGCCTGGAGACTTAAATGTCTGCTCTGCCATGTTAGCTCTCCTAATATCTAAATTCTTTTATATATCCTAATTATACATAACAGAGTCTATTTATCAATATTTGATACATTAAATATTTTTTGTGCATGTTTTTGATCATATATAGTTTCTCCATTTGAGGAGATAGATGCTTTAACGTGTGATATGTTTCCATTTGAATCAGTAATTGCAACTTTTCTCAACTTAGTAGATCGATCACTTCTTTCACCTACAACTGAATAAGGTTTAAGATTGCTTTCGCCAGTAACATGAGCTTTGCTCTGGTCGTACTTCTGTAATTCTTCTAAATCGTTAATTGCTCGGATACCAATTTGTTGGGAAATATTTGAATCGTCTTCGTTTTGAAGCGGTGTTAATATTCTTGCATCTGGATCATTAGAAGCAACACCGCCAACCTGAGGTGATATATCTGTATAATCTGTCATAACGTCAAAAGAAATTGAAGGTGCTGAAACGAGTGATTTAAGAGCAACCTTGCCGTTATAAATGTTAGGTGCTAAGATATAACCTGTTGTCGTAAGCGTCATATTGTACTTAATATATCGTTCAGCGTCTGTAAAGTCTGAATAGCTTGCGTCTTGTGAAAAGCTGCTTTCAATAAATGCTGGAAACCAATAACCTTTTTTGCTTTCAATTCTAAACTGCTGGCCAGGATTAAGTGTATATGCACTCATTATTGTTGTAATAATATCATTCATTTGTTGTGTAAATGAAGACCAAATTGATATCTCATAAGTTGCGCCAAAATATCTTACAGGTGGAATTTCAATCGTCTCGTATATATTGTTTTGCAAATCGTTTCCTAGATTGTACGAGGTTTTATTTTCTTTTGTGACATGTTTAATATGTTGGAAGCCTTCAAAGTTGTTTAACTGTCGCCATTCTCCGTTACGATTTGATACTCTCCGAGCAAAAACTTCTGGTATCATTTGATTGTTTGATATTCCTTTTTGAGGAACATTTTCTAAACCACTTCTTGTGATTGAGATGAGAGGCAATATAAGTGCACCACTTCTATCTGTAAGTGGCTTGTTTCTTCGAAGAACAGCAAATCTTTCACCTGTTGCAAAAATAACAGGAACCTTAGTTTGTTCACCTTGTAAAGAATAATAAAGAGGTATTTGTTCATTAAAGAGATTGAAAACAGCGTAGTCTAGATCTTCCAAACCGCAAGAAGGCACAACAAAACCATCCGGGTGGTTTTCACCTTCGTAGCCCTGTATTATTGAATTATTATCTTCTTTTTGCTTGTCAAATCTTGTAGCCATTATTCATCTCCATAGAAAGAAGACCCGACGCCATTAACACTCTTTGTAGTACCATCAGGTGCAACTTTTTTAGCTCCACTAATTGGTGAATCAAGGACGCCATCTTTTTGTAATTGTCTTGTGTCAGACTCGAGTGTTCCTCTTTGTTGTTTAAATGTTGTTTGAATTGCACCTTGATCAAGATAACCTTCAGATGTAGGTCCAAGTGCAGTCTTAACAATATGTTCAAGTCTTGCCTGTTTGGCATTTAACTTAACAGAGGCAATTCTTTCAACTTGCCCGAAAACAATTTTATCGTATATAATAGAAGTAATCTCAAAGAAATATTCACCATAAGAGATATAATCACCTTGTTGAACACTTAAGTCTCTGTCAATAAGATCTCTATTATGTAGATACGCTGAAATTGTCTTTATTTGCTCGTGTCCAAACTGTGTAGTCTTAACTTCAGAAGGCTGCCATTCAACCATACATTCAATCTCAACAGGTGGATTAAATATCTTATAAAGCGACTCTTCATATACTTCATGAATATCAGACAAGTCTTCTCTAATTGTATAATAATAGATTTTTTGTCCTGCAACATCTTTGATGAGTTCTTTTGTTATATCAGAAAAAAAGTCTGCTTCTCTCTGTCCTAAAAATAATCTTGGCATAATAAACTATCCTATAATGATTGCTCGTCCGTTTGGAACAGGAACTCGCTTAAGAATGTTTGACATTGACTCGCTTTGTGCAGCGTCTGTTTCTAACATCTTTTGATATGTTAATTTGTCGAGTGTCTCGCTTAATGATTCTGCAAGTCGCTGTCTATCTTCACGGCCTTGACTAATAAGATCATTTCCGTTTAATTGCACATCACTTCCCGGAATAGGCACAGAGCTAAACTTGCTCCTTATAAGACCTAGCGTCTCACGACTTAACGCTAACGTGTATTGTCTTATCCATTGTCTAGACATTTGGTTGATCTTGCTGTATTCAATATTACCGAATGGTATATTAGACAAGTTGCTTACGCCTTCTATTGAAGCATCGTCGTAAGGAAGATTTGGTCTAAAAGGATCAGCAGGAAAAGAAAACTTAACAAAAAGATTAAGTGGATTACTTTGAGTCGGTCTAGGAAATATTCTCAACTCTTGTCCTTGAAGCTTATAACTAAAGTTGCTTCTTCTTATTCTATTTGATATGTCAAGCTGTCCGGCACGAAGAAGATCTTCAAATACTGGAAGTACATAAAAAACTGTTTCTGGAGTAAAAGACTCAAAAGAAAATTGGTTATTTAAGTAGTTGATTGCTGATGTTGTATCAAAAAACCGATATGCAGCCTGAGGTGAGAAGTGAAAGACTTCATTAACTTTTATTTTTGTAGGAGTAGCTGTTGGAAGAATCTGTGATTTATACTTTGGATTAAATAAAGACAATTGACCATCTGTACCATCAAAAGCTGTAAGTGATAGCTTTTCACCTGATGGACCTGGGACAATAAGATCTTTGTATATATTATAGTCTTGTTTGTCTTGCTCAAGCTCTATATAACCTCGTATAGAGTTGCTGACGCCACCAACAAATGCTTCTGATGCATAAGGTTCAGCACGACGAATCAAGTATTCAAGTGTCTCTCTAGCAAACTTTTGTTCTTGACCATTTGGTCCAACTCTTTTGTCAACTATAGGCTCTTTTGCAGTTGCACCTGTAACAGCTTCGATTTCTCTAGGCTCTGTAATATCACTATTACTAT